CAGCAGCCTGCAGGGCGCATCCGAACTGACCGTCGTGCTGGTCTGCGCCAATGGCAAGGTCATCACGGCCGTGGCCGGGTGGCAGACCGAAACCCTCACCATCAACACGCAGGAAGGCACGTTCGAACTGCATGTTGAAAGCGACACCGTGACCGAGGATACCGTCGCATGACCCATCACCGCCGTACCCAGCCCACCGATGAGGAAGTCCTCGCCGTCGTGATCCCGGTCGAGGATGACGCCGCGCCGGAAGACGATGACGGGCGCACCCTCGTCATCGACCTCGATCCCCCGCTGGAGGTCAGAAAGGTCGGCACGTTCGAGGAACTGCACCTGCACGAGCCCAACGTGTTCCAGACCCTGTGCGCGGCGCAGGCGATGGGACGGACGCTGACGCCGGAATCGGTCTACAATTCCCAGATCGGGCTTGTGGCGCGCATCTCCGGCGTGCCGGAACGCGCGGTCATCGAACTGCGGTCCACAATCCTCGACCGTGCCGTCGCGTTCGTCAGCAGCTTCGAGGAAGGCGCGCGCCGCAAACCTGACGAAGAACCTGACTTCTCCCCGTCCGTGACCCTGCTGTTCCCCGATCCGATCGAGGCCGCAGGCCGCACGTTTGGCGATATGACGCTGCGGGAACCGACGGTGCGCGAACGCCGGATCATGAAGGCGGCGGAAGCCAAGGGCACGCCCGAGGCGCTCCTTCAGGCCGAAATCGCCCTGGTCGAGGCTGTCAGCGAATGGCCCAAGGCCGCCGTACTGAAAATGCCGATCAGCAAATTTGCACGGGCCGCCGATTACCTGACCGGTTTTTTTTATTCTGGCCGGACAACTGGGAACGCCTAGGCGCGGAACTGTGCACCGTTTTCACCGGCTGGACCCGCCATGATGTCGAAAGCCTGACCGGCACCGCGATGATTGCCGAAATCGAAACTGCCAACCAGATCGCGGCAAAACAGAAACGGGAGGCCGAACGTGGCCAACGCAGGCGTTAAGGTTACCATCAGCGCGCAGGATCGCGTCAGCCAGACGATCGAGCGCATCAATGCCCGCATTGCCCGCATGCAGGCCCCCGTCCGGCGCGTGCAGGCCGCGTTCGGACGTTTCGCCAGTCTGTCGGGCATGTCGCGCCTGAACAACGGCATCGTTGGCGTGGGGCGTTCGGCTGTCGGCGCGTTCCAGTCGCTGGGCCAGATCGTGCCGGTTCTTGGCACGATCACGGGCGCGACCACCGTGGCGGGCGTCTTTCGTCTCGCCAATGCCTGGTCACAGGTCGGCACCAACCTGCGCACCACGTCGCGCACAATGGGCATGGCCCCGCAGCGGCTGCAGGCCATGCAGAACGCGGCGAAGCTGGCGGGTGGATCCGCCGAATCCATGACGGGTGCATTGCAGCAGCTATCGCAGACACGATGGGCTGCGACCCATAATCAGGATCCTGCTGCTGCCGCCCAGTTCCGGGCAGTAGGCATTAGCATGGGGGAACTGCAGAAACTCAGTCCCGACAAACTGTTCGACCGCGTGGCAACACGCCTGCGCGAAATTCGGAATCCGGCTGCACAAGCGGTCGCCGCTACATCCTTGTTTGGTGGTGCGGCACAGGGCCTCATGCCGATATTCCAGCAGACGAACGAGCAGTGGAGTCAGACCATTCGGTGGGCTGAACGATACAGCCATATGACGCAGGCCAGCGTGGATGCCGCCAATAGTCTACGCGGTTCACTGTCTGCGCTGGATGAGTCGGTAAAAGATTTTAGCGACAGCATCTCGCAAGCAGTTGCACCCGGCATCCGTGAACTGACCGACTTCATTACCAACCTGATCGAAGCCAATCGCACATGGATTTCGCAAAATATCGGAGACTACGTCCGGCAGTTCGTCACATGGTTGCGTGCCGGCGGATGGAACCGGATCAGGGGCGACATCGTGGGCGTCTACCACGCCATCACGAACGTCGTTGACCGGCTAGGCGGCTGGAAATCCGCTGGGCGCGATGCGCTGATTGCGATCGGTGCGCTGTATGCCATGCCGGTTCTGTCCGGACTCGCATCCATTGCAATGGCGGCTGTTACCATTGGCACGTCACTTGCAGCCATCAGCCTGCCGGTGACGGCCGCAATCGCCGCAATCGCCGCGCTTGGGGCTGCTGGGTACGAGCTGTGGTCCCATTGGGGTGGCATCAGCAAGCGGTTTTCCGGTATGTGGGATGGCCTCAAGGGGGCTTTCCAGAATAACACCGGCTACCTGCGCACGATAACGGAAACCCTCTTTCCGCTCCCGGCGGCGATCATCAATCACTGGGATGGACTAGGTAAATTCTTCTCGTCCCTCTGGGACGGCATCAAGACTGCGTTTTCGTCAGCGTGGGGGTATATTTCCCCGATCGTGGACAAGATGACATCCGCGATCGATTTCGTCGCCCATAGCTGGGTCGGCACGAAACTGGCCTCCATGGCCAGTGCTGCGGAAAGTGGCGTCTCTGCCGGCGCCAGCGCCGTTGGCAGATATGCCCGGCAGGGACTGGACTGGTACGCCGATTATGCGGATCGCATGACCGGCTACAGGCGGCCTCAGTTGGACGCTCCCGTGCAGGTGGCCGGCGCTGCCGCAGCCCAGCGTTACGGGCTGGATCAGGCGCATTACCTCGCGCTGCTGCGACAGGAACACGGCGGCTATCGCAACGTCTCGGCCGCCGGGGCATTTGGCCCCAGTCAGTTGATGCCCGGCACCGCGCGTGCATTGGGGATCGCCGATTCCGTCAACGCCCCGAATTACGACTGGCGACAGAACCTCGACGCGGGCGCGCGCTATTACCGTCAGCAACTGGACCGCTATCGCGGCGACTATGCTGCTGCCGACGCCGCATACAACGCCGGTCCCAACAGCGCGCGCGTGCAGCGGTTCGCACAGACCCACGACCTGTCGGTACTGCCCCGCGAAACGCAGAATTACGTCGCCGATGTCGCGCGGATACAGATCGAAATCGACCACAGGAACGCACCGCCCGGCACCCGCGCGCGCGTCACGAACGCGCCCCCCGGAACCCGCGTCGTCAACAACATCCCCGTCCAGCGCGCGATGGACCCGATCCTCACATCAACAGGAAACTGACATGGCCAATGTGATCGCGACCCTTGCAGAAGAATACCTGCAGGGGTCGTTCCGTGGCGTGCCGTTCGTGGTGGTCGGCAGCGGTGGCGGCAACGGGCGCAATTTCCAGATCCATCGCTATCCCTTCCGCGATCAGGTCTGGGCCGAGGATCTGGGGCGCGCCCCGCGTGCGTACCGGATCCGGGGGTTCCTGATCGGGCCGGAATGCCTGGTGCAACGTGACCTGCTGGTCACGGCTGCGGAAACGCAGGGTCCGGGCACGCTGATCCATCCCACGGTCGGCGCGATGCAGGCGGCGCTGACGCGATTCGACTGGTACGAACGCGACGGGGTGATGGGCATTGTCGACGTCGAGATGGAGTTGGTCGAGACGGTAAACTGGCTCAGCTCGACCATTACGCTCGCCCTTGATGCGGCAATCGGGCTGGCGGCCGCGACGTTCGGGGCGGCATCGGCATCCGATTACACGTCCGACACGCTGACGCCCTACACCTATGGCGCATCGGTGCTGGGGGCCGGGCGCGCCGTCGCCACCAGTTGGGGCGCGGGCGCGGTTGCGGCCATCCGCTCCCCTGCGGCGGTCGTGGGGGCCATGGGATCGCTGCCGGGGAACCTCGGCCGTTACGTGGGCAGCACTGGCGCGACCATTGACCAGACGGCGACGGAATCCACCCTGCTCGACGCCCTGACCGCGAACCGACAGGTCGTCGGCGCGAATGTCGCCGCACTGGCCGACGCGACGGATGCCACCGTGCTGGCGGCGGCCATCCTCGCCGTGCCGGAATCGGTGCGCACATCCATTGCGGATCCGGCAGGGCAGATCGCGGTCCTGACCCCGCTGGCCACATATGATGCATCGGTGGTGGCGTCGGACGCCCCGATCGGCGGCGCGATTGCAACGGCGCAGGCCGCGACTGCAACGCTATGCCGGCAGGCCGCCCTGCTGTCACTCGCCAACGCCTGCGCGGACTGGCAACCGTCGTCGTCCAATGACGCGCAGGCGATGCGCACGCGCATCGGCGGCATGCTCGACGACGCGGCGACGGCGGCGGCCGACGCGGGCAACGATGCCACGTTCCAGGCGCTGCGCGCCCTGCGCGCACAGGTGTTGCAGGATCTGGCAAACCGGGGCGCACGCCTGCCGGACGTGATCACAATTACCCGCAACGCCCCCCTGCCCGCGCTGGTGCTGGCGCAGCAGCTTTATGCCAACGGCGGCCGCGCGCCCGACCTGATCCGCCGCGCCAATCCCATCCACCCGGCATTCATGCCGACCGAGTTCGAGGCCCTTTCGTCATGAGTGGTACGCTGACCGCAATATCCGACTTCCTTGGCTGGGATAACGCACCGTCCGACCAGGTCTCGATCATCGTGAACGGTGGCGGCACATCGCGCCAGATCACGAACTGGACGTCCGCCGTGCTGCGGCTGGGGGTTGAAATCATGCCCTGGACGGCGGCGCTGGGCATGACCGCCGCCCGCGCATCCGCCACGGGGGCCGATACAATCAATCCCGGCGATACCTGCGCGGTCTATATCGGGTCCGATCTGGTGTTCACCGGCTACGTCATCACCGTGGTCGAAGACCTCGGGCCGGAAGACCATATGATCGAGGTGCAGATCGCCTCGAAAAGCGTCGATCTGGTGGAATGCGCCGCTGATTTCAGCACGTTCCAGATGAACAGCACCAACGCGCTGGCAATCGCGCAGAAGGTGGCGCAGCGTTCCGGTATCAGCGTGGTTTCCATCAATGATGCAGGCAATGCCGACATCCTCGCCTTTAACGTCATCCTGACGGAAACCGCGTACGAGGTGATCGAACGCGTGTCCCGGCTGGCCGGTGTCCTGTTCTATGACCAGCCTGACGGAAATATCTGCATGTCGGGCGTGGGAACACGCCGCGCCGCAACCGGCTTCACCGTCGGCGGTAACGTGGAACGTATCCAGACGGTGCGCAGCCTCGGCGGGCGTTATTCCAAAGTCACCGCAATCTGCATGGGTACGGTGTCGCTGTTCACCGACCCGAACGTAAACGCGCTGGCGGACCAGATGGGCGTCCTGACCATCGGTGTGGACGCCACGGACCCCGGTGTCCCGCGCACGCGCAATATGTTTGTGCCCGTGGAAAACGGGGATCAGGATAACCGGGTCGCCCGCCAACGGGTGCAGTGGGAGGTCAACCGACGCATCGGTCGTGCCTATCCGGTGACACTGACGGCGGACCGCTGGCGCGATGCGCCGGGGCAACTCTGGCTGCCCAACATGCTGGCCCCCGTCACGGCGGCCGACGGCACGCGGCGGGATCTCCTGATCGGTGAACTGACCCTGCGCCAGACGGTGGAGGACGGAACCCACGCGGATGTGGTGCTGATGCCGCCGGAGGCCTATTCCCCCGAACCCATGCTGAATCCGGTTCTCGCGGACAGGTTCCTGCAGGTGATGGCCAGCGCACAGCGCAGCGTGGACCACTCCGTCCAGAGTGAGAATCTGGCCCCGCTGGAGGATTCGGCTTCGTGACGGCGGCCCTGACACGCACCGCGCGCCGCGTGATGATGGCTCTGGGGGTCGGGCGACAGACGGCGGACACGAACGAAACGCCCAACACCCCCACTGTGCAGGTGGCGCTGGCGGCGGATGAACTGCGTTCGGACGTGCCCATCATGCAGGAATACGGACTGGCCAGTCGTCCGGTGCCGGGGTCCGACCTGCTCGTCGCCTTCATCGGCGGCGACCGCACGCGCGGCGTCGTCGTCGCCACGGGCGATCAGCGCGGCAGGCCACGGGACCTGCAACCGGGCGAGGTCTGCCTGTTTCACCCGTCCACCGGCAGCCGGATCTGGCTGAAGGCGGACGGATCGATCGCCCTGAACCCGGCGAACAACAAGGTCACCACCCCCGGCGATTTCACGGCCGGGGGCACCATCACCGGCAATGAAGTGGTGGCGCAGGGGGTTAAGTTGTCGAGACACTCCCATAGCGGAGTAGAAGCGGGCAATGATACATCCGGGCCACCGCAATCATCATGAGGTGGGCATTTCTAAAAATGTTACCCGGGTAGGCGATGATCCTGTTGGTGTTGTTGTGAGCCAAATTTTCTTATCACCATGCAGGTCGATTATGGTTCCTCGATAATTTACGCGACAAATATAGTTTCCGGACTTCAGGTCACGCATCCTAAATGAGGCAGCGCCGACCGAAGCCCCGGACTTCGTGTAATATCCCAGAAAATCAACCACTTCCCCATCATTATCGGGTGCAGGACATACCTTTTCTCCAGGCCATATCCGCATGCGGTATTGGTTGCCTGATCGAAGGCGATTCCCATGAATACTGTCCGGATGACACGTCCGGGTTCGTGGAGCTTTTCCCAATATCTTTCCTCCATAGGTGCCGCGTACATGGACATCGCCATCACCTGGAACGTTCGCGCGGCGCGCGGCGACTGGCCTATCGTGTCCAGCGACCTGGCGCTGGACAACCCCTTAAAATCGGCGGTCATGGTTTCGCTTTTCACAGATCGCGTCGCCCCGCAGCAGCCGTCGTCCGACGACATGGCGGCGGGC